GCTAGTTGGTTTCCTATGAGAGTAATTAGGAGATTACAAAAAGAAAGATTAGCTGAAGTAGGATTAGATTATGAACCGAGTTTTGGAGAGTGGGATTTAAGCGATATGAACGAAAGCCCTTGGAGTTAAAATGACACCAGAAGAAATACAATATGCTGTAACAAATTTACATTACGACAATCAAAGTGCTTACTCTACAAGAGGTCGTATTCGTGCAATTATGAATGGTGGACCTGATGGAATACTTGCTTTACTTGGCGATCAGTTAAAAGGATTTCAAGATTATCAAATACCTGTACCTAACTTAATGATGTCAGGTTTAGAACATTTATCACAAAAAATAGGTCGTATTCCTAATCTTAAAGTAGATGTACCTAACAATAAAGATTCTGATAGAGCTAGAGCTAAAGCAGATAAAATAGCTCGTATTGTAACTTCATATGATGACACACAAAAACTAGATTTACAAATGCCACAAGTAGGTAGATGGCTACCTGGTTATGGTTTTGCTGTATGGGTTATTAGAGAAAAAAAAGGACCTGATGGTACGCCATATCCTTGTGCAGAACTTCGTGATCCTTACAACTGTTTTCCTGGTTATTTTGGTGCTGACCAACAACCAAAAGAAATGGCTATTGTCCGTAGAGTTCCAAAAGAAGCATTAGCTAGAGTTTATCCAAAATTTGCAAAAGAAATAATGGAAAAAGATAAATACAAAGCAAGTCCTTTAAGTATTGGTAGTGCGTATGCCTCTGCATATACAGATTCATACAATGGTAGTTGGGCAAACTCAAATGGCGAAGGTGATTTAATAGCAGAATATTACAACGAAGAAGGTACTTATATATTTCATATGACTTCTTCTACTATTCTTGATTTTATACCAAATCCATTAGATAGTGGTCCTGCTTTTGTTGTTGCCAAAAAATTTGCTTTTGATAGATTACAAGGACAGTATGATCAAATTATTGGTTTAATGGCTTCTATGGCAAAAATAAATGTTATGTCAATAATAGCTATGGAAGATGCAGTATTTACAGAAACAAATATATCTGGTGAAATAGAATCTGGACAGTATCGTAAAGGTAGGTTTGCTGTAAACTATTTAGCTCCTGGTACACAAGTAAGTAAACCTGCATCAAATGTTCCTTATCAAATATTTCAACAAATAGACAGAATAGAACGACAACTACGAGTAGGTGGTTCTTATCCTGTATCTGATGATTCACAAAGCCCACTTAGCTTTGCAACAGGTAGAGGATTAGAAGAACTAGGTGCATCTATGTCATTGATGATAAGAGAATATCATACAGTTATGGCAGATGCTATAGAAATGATTGATGCAAAAAGATTAGAGTTTGATGAAAAAATGTATGGTGGCAAAGCAAAAGATTTATCAGGTTACTATAACAATCAGTTTTTTAGTGAAAAATATGACCCAAGCACAGATATACAGGGTGCATACAAAACACGCAGGGTGTATGGTGCTATGGCAGGATATGATGAGCCACAAAAAATTGTAACAGGGCTGCAACTATTACAAGCAGGTATTATAGATACACAAACTTTGCAAGAAAACTTAGATGGGTTAGATAACTTATCAATGGTAAATAGCAGAATTACAAAAGAAAAAGCAGAAAAAGTTTTATTTGATTCTTTATTAGCCCAAGCACAACAAGGCGACCCTAAAGCAACTATGGCTGTAATACAGATAAGAAAAAATCCTGACAGTATGCAAGGTATTTTAGATAAATTTTATACAGCAGAAGAACCTGAAATACCTGAAGCTGAACAAGAATTGCTTGGGGGTGCGACCTTACCACCACAAGGTCCACCACCAGGCATAGCACAACTATTACAAGGTATGGGTCGATAATGTCAATTAATAAAACATTTGCAGATATAGTACACAATTCATTAGGTGATGTAGATGAATTAGGTGATGATATATTGCTAGAAGAACAAGTAATGCAACCAAGAATGTTTCAAGATCAAATGCCACCATTAGCATTTCCATTTGGTTATATGATTATAAGTTCTACATTTATGTTTTATGAGGATGAGGAGGAAGATAATGGCTACTAGAAGTCCTAGTAACAGAGGTCTTAATGTACCACCTGCTGCAAGAAACTATCAAGATAATACACAAGCAGTAAGAAGGATACCTGGTGTTGCATATGGAGAACAACAAGACTTAATACAACAACAACAATCTGCACCTTTACCAAAAGATACTTTGCCAAAAGAAAAACCTTTAGTACAACCGACACAAAGAAGAATGCCAAATATAGATGTTTTTGCACCAACTGAAAGACCTAATGAACCTGTTACATCAGGATTACCTTTTGGTCCTGGTCTAAATACAAGACCAGAAGAACAGACATATCAAGCTGAAAATATAAAACAATTTGTATATCAGTCTTGGCTAGAAACAGGTGATGATAGTTTACTAGAGTATTTGTAATGGCAACCTCATATTCTGATAATGTCAATGTAGATTACTTACTAGAGAAAAGAGATACACAACCTCCTTTACAAGTAACAAGAGATCAAGCAATAAAGCTAAGTCAAATAAACCAACAAGCTGTAAATGTGCCACCAAGTGTGATGGTACAAGCTACAAAACAAAATGTTGATGAAGGTTTTGTAGAAGGACTTACAGAGTTTTTTACAAAAGCAAAAGCAGCTACATACGGAAAAGTAAAAACAGCAGTATTTAATCAGTTTGGTGTAAATGAAGAAACAGGTGGTTTATTTGAGTTAGGTTTGAAAGGTGCATTTCTTGGAGTAAGAGAACTGTATGAAGATGTTATTGGACAACCACTTAGAGCAGTAGAATTAAAATCACAAGGTGTAGATAGCAAAGAAGCGTGGAAAAAAGCAGCTATTGATCCTTTTGCATATTGGAAAGAAGCAAAAGCAAGGGGAGAAAAAATAGATTTAGGTAATGCTTTGTTCCAATCTACAGACCCTGAAAAAACACAGACATACAAAGATTTGATTGACAAAGGTGCTGACCCACTAAAAGCAAGAGATATAGCAATATCAAGACTTGGTGTAAATATATTTGATGATATTTATGAGGCAGAAAAAAAAGTTGTATTTGATGGAGATAGAGCAGCAGCACTTATTGCAAGAGGTAAAAGTCCACACGTTACACCAGGTCGTGTGCTATTTAAACCTTTTGAATTTTTTATAGGACCAGAAGATAGAGCGTATGATTTTGCTACAGGTATTTTTGATTTAGGTTTACAACTTGCTGATCCTACTTTCGTTGCAGGTAGAGCAGTTAAAGGTGCAAGAGCAGCATCTAAAATGTTAGCTTTGTCAGATGAAGCAGCAGCAGGAATGGGATTTTTAAATGGATTTGTTAGAAAAAATTTTAGTAAAACTACTGTTGCAGATGCTTTGAATAATAAAGAAATAATTATTAGGGAAGGTAAAAAAATTAAAAAAGTTAAACTTGGTGATAATTTAGCAGACTTTTTGTACGCTAATAAAGATAAACCTGCAAATATTTTAGAACAATCAAATTTTAATTTAGTAAATAAATATGTAATTGAGGATAAACTTTTGAGTAAAGAATTTAATGATTTTACAAAAAAATTATTTTCTTTAGATGATGGTTTATCTACTGAAGCTGCAAGAAAAGCAGTAAAAGATATTTTATCTGAAAAGATACTTGCTGTTGCTACAGAAGGTGCAGTTCCACAAGTGCAAAAAAGAGGTGCATTCCGAGTTGCTTTGCGAGAAACATTTGGACCTTTGTATAAAACAAGGTTAAACGCAGGTAATCCAGATAACTTAATAGTTGAATACACTAGATTTTTAAGATTGTTAGACCCTAAAGACCAAGTCGTAGATGTAAACAAAAGAGTTAAAAATATGATTGAAGGTCTTGATAAGCTATCTTCTAGTACACCAAACAAAAGAGCTACCTTTCTTACAAATCAAGTCAAAGATGATTTTTCACAACTTAGACAAATATACAAAGAGGAACTTACAAGAACAGGAAAACTTGTTGAAGGAAATGCTACAGA